CCGACACCGCCACCGCCGCCGCCCGCAAGGTCAACTCCACGATCTTGTTTGCGGTGCGAATGTCCGGCAGGGCGAACAGCACCGGGCCACGGCCACGGTTTTCGCCCGCCAGCTTGGAATAGCGCGGGGTCACGAATGCCGGCGTGCGCTCCTGGCGCTCCACGATCCGCGCCCGCTCAACCCCGTTCGAGCCGCGGAAGTGATAAACCTCGTACCTGAACGGCCTGTCCTGCTCGTCATAGTCGCGATAGCAGACGGAGGCGAGCTTGATCATCGGCGGATCTTCGAGATTGGCCTGCTCCTCGAGCCATGGCGTCAGCTTGGCGTCACCCCACTCGGCCTTGATCGCGTCGGCCCTGACCTCGTGCCAGAAGAACCACTGGTCCAGGTAGCCGTTGGCCCCCTCCTTGGCGTAGAAGTGCGAGAATGGTGTGCCCGAGAATATCACCGGCTCGCCGATGATGTCGGTGTTCTCGACCACCTTCATGCCGCCTTGGCCATAGAGCCAGTCGACGTACATTTCGTGGGCCGCGTTCGGGAATGTCGGGGAGTGCAGCACCGCGTTCGCGATCTTTGACGCAGCCTCAAGGCGGGCTTTCTCCTCGTCCTTGGTGCGCCCGGTCATCTGCTTGAACGCCTCGTCAGGGATCGCGTCCGCAGCCGGCCCAAGGCTGATTTCCATCCAGTCCATGAAGTTCGGCGTGTAGTCGGTCAGCATCCGGTTCGCGGTGCGGATCACCGATACGGTTGACGAGCTGTCCCAATTATAGGCGCTCTTGGACTGCCCCTCCTGCGTCCGGTAGAAGTTCTCCCGGTCTGGAAAGGTCAGTTCCATTGCCTCCTGATAGACCGCATCGGAGGATGACTTCGCGCGCTTGGCCGCGCTGATCGCCTTGTATGCCTTGTCGGTTGTCCACTGTGCCACAGGTATCACCCGCCGCGAGGACCGCCACTGCCGCCCCCGCCCGTTGTTGTAACGACCGGCCTCGCGGCCTCGCTGGTGGATATTGCGCCCTTGCCGATGCGGCCAATCAGGAGAGCCCTGCCTATCTGGCGACCGGGGCCGACGCCGCGTTCAGCCTTCTGCCGCTCGCGGGCTGCGCCCTCGTTTGCCATCTGTTGATTGCGCCGCGCGGCGGCCATCTGCTCCCGCATGAGCTTTGTGGTACTGCCACCAAAAAGACCGCTCATCAACGCCTCCAGAGAAACAGGCTCATGTCGTGACCGGCGGGTGAAATGCCTGTCGCTGGGCCGCAGTCTAACCTAAAACCGCCCCAGAGCGCAAATCGTATTGCGCGTTCGTCGTCTGATCTTATCCATGCCCGCAATTCATCCACCGCGCCGCCGCCAGTCAACATCTTGAACATGCGCAGAACCGGGCGCATCGCCGCGCCGTGGGTGAACCGCTTGCCGGGATAGCCGCAGAACCACCCGCGCCCATCACCGTCCGGTATGATCGCCGCAGCGAAGATCAGCCCGTGATCGTCCTCGACCCGCCATTTCCACCGCGACAGCGCCTCGGCCTGAGACACGAGTTCAGGCCGGGCCATCAAGTCAGGCTGGTCGCTGTCACGCAACTTGGCAATGAACTCATCCAGGCTTTGCGGCCCGAGTAGTCCGTATTTCATCACGCTCGCCATATCCGTCGTCCCCCGCCACGCGGCCGCTGCCATCCGCCCGGGCCACCGTCCGCGCCGCCGCTCGTTTGGTGCTCTCCGTCGCCAGATCAGAGCCCTGCAGGTGATGCGGCTGCAGGTCCAGGTGGAACTCCTGCACGTCGACCCGGTGCCAGATCCCGGCCCGTATCGGCAGTTTGCCAGCGACAACAGCCTCGAACGCCGAGCGCCGCAGGTGAATGCGGTTCCTGTTGTCCACCCTGATCCTGCGCCAGTCCGGCCAGACGTCATTGTCGTGGACCATGAAGCTCGGCAGGTTCTTCACGTTGCCCTTGCAGGCTCGCGCCAGCCCCTCGATTGACAGGTCGAGATCCATCACCGCCCCGGCATACAGCACACGATAGCGCCGGATGTCCCGTTTGGAGTTGTCCACTTGTGCAGCCCCGGCTCCGGCTCCCACCAGTACAGGAAGAACCACGATAAAAAGCTCATGTCATTCTCCTCATAAACCCACCACTCTGCCAGGCTGCGTAATCCTTGTGGCAAGGAAGTGGCTTGAAGTTTGGATCTGAAAACATCCGGTCATGCGTCTCGCAAAGTAAACATCGGTATGACCCGTCCTCGAACCTCGCGACAGAACAGCAGTTGTGGATGCGGCAGTAGCAGTCCATCGGCGCTGATAACCTGCCATCGTGGCCAATCGTGGTTCCGGGCCAGATCTTGTTTTCGAATTCAATGGTCATTTCACCCTCCTAGAACACATCGAAGTCACCGTCTGCCTGCGTCTGCACGACCGCCGCCTTGTTCGTCCCGCCGAGGTTGCGGAACTCGCCCGCCCCGAGAAACCCATAGCTCGCCCCGTCGCAAATATGGCTCTCGTCATTCTTCACCGGCTGGTCGGAATACCGTTCCTCGCCCGTCACCTGCACCCGCTTGAAGTACCACGCGCCCATCAGCCCCTTGTGCAAGGTCGGGCAGCCCTTCTTGTTGACCAGCACCCCCGGCTTGCCGTCGATCATCCGCTCGCATGGCGCGCTCAGTGCCGCCTGCCGCAGCTTCGGGTCCTGCGACGGCGCCGCCCGCAGGTCAATGCCGAACTCGTTTCGCAGGTAATCGAAGCTCTTTGTCTCGAATATCTCGTCGCGCTTCTCGCCCGCCGGGTCACCCCAGCCGGTCCCGGTCAGGCCGCGCCGCACATGCTCCGGGAAGTGCTGCACCAGCGCGTCGATCACCAGTTCGCCGAACCGCTTGACGCCCATGTCGAAGCAGACCACCTCCCGGTGACAGAGATACACCCCGCGCGGATGCCGCTGGAACAGGAGCGCGGATGGTTGCAGCGTCCCGCCGCCGATGTCCGCCCCGATCAGGATCGGCTCGTCCGGCAGGACCGGCAGGTGATCGACCGCGTGAACCTGGGCGTTGTATTGAGGGATCACACGGCGCCCATCGGTCACGAACACATAGACGCCCTGCAGATACGACTGGATTTCCTCGAGCGTCTTGCCCGCCAGCGCCCGACCGTAATAGCTCCGCGCCCCGAGCGGGTTGGTGCCCACGTCGACCCGGCTCAGCGCCACCAGGTTCTCCTGCCACGGGTTGACGATCCAGTGGCGATCGGCGGCGCGGATGACCTCGATCGGGCATTCCACCCGCCGCGCCCGGCCGCGATACCATACGAGGACCTGCGCCGAGGTCAGGCGGGTGCCCTGGTACTCGGGAAAGTTCTGGTCGACAATCTCCGCCCCGTTGCGCCCGACCGGCACGACCTCGATGACGCCGGGAGGCTGGTGGAAAAACCGATACCCGGCCGGAGTATCAACCTGATCCCACTGGTACAGCCAGTGGTCGCTGTCTGGCGGGTTGGTGTCGGCCCATATCCCCGACCAGGTTGTCGGCCGCTCGTTCACCCCGTAGCGGCCCACCCGCTCGGTCATGCGCGTGAGGATCGCCCGCGGCACCTCGCGGACCTCGTTGATGAACGCCCCGGTCAGTTCGAGCGAAAGGAGCTTCTTCACGTCCTTGGGCTTGTCGAGCGCGATCAGGTTGGTCTCGATCTCCAAGTCCGTGCCGCGCGGCTTGATGACGTGTGTCGCTGGGGATCTCCAGATGATGTCGCCGAAGTGGTCCGCCGGGTAAATCTGTTGATAGGTCTGCGCCGTGGTCGAGCGCAGTTCCGGCATGGTGTTGCGCACCACGGCAAAGCGCGAGCGTCGCACCCCGTCCGGGCTTGGTGCCTGCTCCGCCCCGATGTCGAGAATGCGCTGCAGGCTCGGAACTGTCTTGCCCGAGCCGACCGGGCCGATGATGAAGGCCGCGAAGCTGCGATCAAGCTTGTAATCCCACGCGACCGGCGAGGTTTCATATGACCAGGTGTGGGTCGTCATTTCTCCGCTATCAGTCCACCGACAGCGCTGATAGACGTGGCGACTGCGGTCGCGGTGTGATGCACGCGCAGGAAGCCCTTGAAGATCGACCGGCCTGCCGAAGTGCCGACATGCAAGAGGCCCGTCACCGGATCATGCGCCAACGCCGTTACTGCATCCGACGAGCCGTAGAGCGTGCAGGCGGCGTTCTCTTGGAACAGCGCCTTTTCGTCCTCGTAGATGCGGCGGATTTGGTCGGCGGTGGGGATAGTCGCGCCAACGCGGAGGAGGGCCATGTCCGCGGTCCCAGAGTTGAAAAGCCTCAACTCGTGGAGCGCCGCAGTGATGCCGTGGCTCCGGTTCGTGTAGCGGACCCCGTTCATGAAGTGCTGGAACGTCCCGGCGTTGAAAATGGCGACGTGGTGCGCCCAAGCCCCGTTGTGAGCAGGGCACTCCCCTCCGACGGTCAAGCTAAAGCGTTCCTGCCAAACGAACCGCGGCTGTCCCGTCGTCCAGTCATAGTAGAGGTTCAAGAACAAGGCACTCGTTCCGCCCCCGGCGACCTCATGCCAATGGAATGCTTGGGAAGCCGGATTGCCCTTACTCCAAAACATCATCATGAAAGAGCCGTTGCCAGAAAACTCGCCAGCGAAATCGCGAGAGAGCCAACCAGCGGCAGTGCTTTCAACGGAATAGCCTACCAAATCTGCACCGGCCGCGACTGGGCTTCGCCGAACCGTGCCGTTGACCACGAGGCCGCGATTGTTCACGGAGCGGTCTGCGTCTGCGAGTTTCAAGCTATCAATAGATACTGAGCCATTGAAAGATGAGTCACCTGTAACCGTCAGTGTGTTTGTATTTACGGGGACACCAGTCAGGACATACGTGCCGTTTGTGCTAAGGCTGTAAGAGAAAACAGTTCCACCAAAAGTGACCGAGGCATTTCCTGCCGATCTATTAGAAATTGTGATTGTTAACACATATGTTACACCTGCCGTATGACCCATTGCCCTCTGGAGATACCCTAGAGTTCCAGAAGCATGATCAAACTGGTCATTTGCAGCATCAAACGTCCACCCAGTTCCGAGTACCCACCCGTCAGCCACCGCCGCAGCCTGATCAGCGTAAGATGTCAAATCTGGAGCCAACTCACCAGACCCAACCAGATCGGTGTCATCGGTATCGGACAGGAAGGCACCCTTGATGTCGCCGTTCATCCAGCCTGTGTTGTAGGTGGAGGTGGTGATACATGCCATGATGCCAGACAAGGATGTAGACAGACTGTATTGAGCCAAACAAGCTCGCTCGAATGTAACATCAGAAGTCCCGCCACCAGCAAGCAAGCTATCCCCTATTGCCAAACTTGTATTTCCAGCCTGCCACGGGAAACGTGTTGGCAGTCTAACTGCCCCGTGAAAAATAACATCTCCAAACCCATCGCCTGCCGTGTAATCACCTGCTGTGGCCTTAATGACTTGAATATTAGGAATAGAACGGTTTGCCCAAAGCGTTCCATCCGATCCGAATGAAACTTTGCCAAAACCAAGCGTAGAGGCGCTGTCATATACATCACCACTATCGGTAATCACACTCACGCCACCATCAGTCGCCACTGCAATCGTAGGCACAGGAAGCCC